CTCACCTCATTGATTGATAGTACACCGTTGGTAATAAGTGAGCTGTAATAGCTTGACTGAGCTGTCTTATCAATCCTCAAAATCTCATTGGTCTCCAAAATGATTGATAAGTTGTCCTCAGTTGGTGATAAGAGCTTTCTGTTTAGCTCGTTCTCAATCATTGTGATGTATGGCTGAAGCGTATGTACCAAAAAGTCATTCTGGAGTGCTTCAAATGTATTTAAGTTGGTCTTTGCACTTAAATCACCTAACAGTACTGGTGAAATTCCAAAGAATCGTGCAATATCAGTAACTGAATACTGTCTGCTTTCCAACATCTGAGAATCCTTTGCTGATAGCTGTATCGGTTGGTACTCCATATTCCCTTGCAGCACAGCTAAGCCGCTACCGTTCGCTGTATATGTCTCATTCCAAGCTGCCCTTATGTCTTCTCGCTGTTTCTGATTTACAGGTCCTTGAACCTTCAAGATACCATTAATCATCATACCATTGTCATAAAAGCTCTTTGCAGCGTTTTCTGATGCTTGAGCAATACCAATGCTCCTTGCTGCATTTTGAAGCACTGAGAGACCCTTAATACCGTCATATGAGAACATTACAAAATGTATCATATCCTTTGGGTCAACGTGTCGTTTGATTAATGGCACATCGTAGTAGAGTGTGTTCTTAATCTTGTCATAATTAATAATTACATCATTTGGCTCTAGGTATCTTAACGATTTAACCCTTCCACCACTTCTTTCTATAAGTGCAAATCCATTACCACGTAAAAGAACAGATTGCACAAGCAATTTGAATAGCGTAAACTTGCTGATTATGTTATCCGTATTCCTGTCTGAAAATACATAATTAAGTGGGTGCTTATCTGCTTCATTCTTCCCACTTTCATCATTTATCAGTATTTTAACAGGTAACGTTGCAATTGAGTTTGAAATAATCTCTACAGCTCTATAGACTGCACTCAAGTTCATTGCTGAATTTCCATTTGAGAATGGGAAAAATGGCAATGCTCCACTGCAATTGCAAGACACATAAGAAAGTTCACGTTTTTCTTGTTCCTTTTGGTTTCCTGTGAAACCAAGTCCGCTTCCAAAAAACTTCATTTCTTTTCCTGTTTTCTTTACAAATTATTTTATATAAAATAAATAGTTTGATTTGGGCAAAAAATAATAAAAGGTAGCAATTATTTTGCTACCTTGTATAATCTACATTTATTCCAGTTATCACATTATCGTAATGTGTGGTCGTTAAATACCCCCCCAAACTCTCTATCATACTAATTACGCCATCAATCTTCTGTTGGTTATCTTCCTTGGTTGGCTTACAGTTATCATTCCAATCAGTTTTCAAAACCACGTTCGAAAAACAATAGCGTGTAATTGGATTATCATCTATTACTACCTTTCCACTTTTTATAAGTCTCTCAAGCTCTTTTGTTGGCTTATTGAAATTACCTATACTCTGTGAATATGGTTGTAATGGTTGACCCAATTCTGTCATTTGTATAGCCCAAGACGTTGCATTCCACTGGTCATAACATATCGTTTGTATTGGTATGATGTTACCAAGTTTCATAATGTCATTTGTGATTTCTTGATAGTCAGTAACGTTGCCTTGAGTAATTTTAATAAGTCCTTGTTGCTTCCATTTTCTATACATTTCACTGTTTGAGTTATCCGAAAGTGCTGAATGTGGCAAATAATACCAAGTCTTGAAGATGAATTTATCATCTGCTGGTATCATCATTGATACTGCTGTCAAGTCAGAAACTGCTGCTAGGTCAACACCAACATATGCAAGATATTTGTCATATTTTGTTTCATCCACCTTTTCAGAACACTTCAAAAGCGTGTCATTTGAAATCCATATGTCACTTGTTGCTAGCCATTGGTTGAAATTCTTTGTTCTTGTTGATATTTCAAGTGATGGATTGTTTTTTGCTTGCTGTATCTGTTCTTTAAGATATTGCCTTTTAACTGTAACATCAAGATTTGGATTAGCCTTTACCCACACCTTTTCATCTTGCCAATCATCATCTTCATCAAGTGTATAAATGGCTGTAAACTGCGAGTCATCTTCCTTTGCTCCGTGCAATACCTCAATGTTGGTTTCTCTCATTTGGTAACAAAAAGAAAATAAGTTGAAACCTGCTGTTGTAATCACCATTGCAAGTGGATTATCAATTGCACCTTGAGAAGACTTCATTACATCATACATCTTGCTGTCTGGATAAGCGTGTGCTTCATCTGCACAGAACATAACTGCGCCCCAACCGTCGTTATTACCACTGTCACTTGAAAGAACTTGCAAGAATGCTTTACGAGCATCGAACTTTATCTTGTCTCTATATGCCTTGAAGAACTTCTTCTTTGGGTCTAGCTTCTGTACCATATTGGAACACATATCAAAACAGATTGAAGCTTGTTTCTTACTGTTTGCAATAAGCTCTACCTCTGAGCCATTTCCACCGTCTTTAATGAAAACGTACAGACACAAAGCTGCTGCAAAAAACGTCTTACCATTCTTACGTGCCAATTCCAAATAAATATTCTTTACAACACGTTCGTCTGTATCTTTATAGTAAAACCCAAATATATTGTAGCAAATCCATTTCTGGAATGGCTCTAATATGAAACAATGTCCATCAAATCTACCCTTGAAATGCTTAAGATGTTCACAGAAATCTACAACTTCATCAGCTTTGTCTGGTCTGAATTCAATATCTTCTCTCTCCAGCCACGACAAATAACGCTTGCAAGCCAATTTGATGTACTCACAAGCGACTATTTCACCATTTAGAACCTTTTCTGCATAATCTGTGTATTTCTTGTCTATTTTAGTTTGCATATTTCCAAATATATCCACCGCTTGTTTTACGCTTATTTGTAGCTACAAGACCAACTCCACGATGATTGAAGCCACCATTTGTAACATCTTTTAGTGACTCCCATACACGTACAAATTTTCCATCTAAAGTATATTGGTATACTTTTTTAAAATTTGATTTTGCAGCCTTAATACTTCTTGTTCCATAATTCAAATTGTATGAAGGTGAACACCATTCAAGGTTGGATTTTTCTTGGTCTATACTTCCATCTTCATTAACCCATACTGTATTGTTGGTCTTGTCTTCGTCTTTATGATTAACTTGTGGATAACCATTTGGATTTTCAATAAACGCTTCAGCAACTAATCTGTGAACTTTTTTGTATCTGATATTCTGATTATGTGCTAAAGATACAACAACATAACCTGATTTACTTACATAGTTCTTTAATATACAACCTTTTACTTTGAGTTTACCCCATCTGCCATTAACAACTCTCTCAAGACTCTTTACCCTTCCAAGATTACTTACCTGGTATAAACCTTCATACCCTTCAATGTCTTTCCAAATTTCTTCCATTATTGTGTGCTTTAAATGTATTATTTTATGTGTGCTTTAATTAAAGGGTGCAACCAAAAAGCACACGAAATTAAACGGCTGCACCCTGTCAAAATCATATATTGCAAATATATATATTTTTTTTGAAAAAACCAAATTTTACCCAAGTAATTCTTTCAATTCTTCATCGTCATCACCTACAAAGTTGATTTTTGCTGCTGCCCTTGGTGTAAGTCCAAACTCTGTCAATAGCTTCGTTACCTGTATCTGAGCATCGAACATTGTCTTGATAAGAGGGTTTCTGGTTGGACTGCCATTTTTGGCAACCATCATAAGTCCTTCTTGGAAGATAGAATTTCTGCACTGAAGGTACAGCTCTACATTGTCTGCAAGTATCTCAATCACACCATTCCATTCATCATTGATTTTTCCGTATTTGGTTTTTAAAAACTTCTTAACTGCTGCTATATACTTAACAGTTGATGTACTATAATCTTTACTCATATGTTTTTTTATTATAATTAGTTTACAATTTTCGAAAGTTCAAGATTTTGACAAAAAAAACACACAAGGAATTTGTTTTTTAAAAATTTTTTATATATATTTGCATATATAACTATATTTTTTCATTTTGATATATATTTATAAGCAAGTAACGTCTAGCTAACGTTGCTTTTTGTCATTGGTTGGGAGGGTTTCTCAAGGGTTTTAATGTCCCTCCCAACTTCAAATGAAAACCCTTGATGAGAAAATAATACATTAAAACCGAAGCGTATGGGAAACAAAAAAGTAAAACCTAGTGAGGATTATTATGATTTCCTCCCACAGAGAGTACAAGAAAGTACCAAAATTAAAACAATCAGCGAGAAGAACGTTCTTGCTACACTTTGCTATGAGTATATGAGTCATAGTATATATGCTAGCGAACATAATGGTTGGTTCTACTGTTCATTGAAAGAAATTATGGAAGGATGTGGACTTGAGTACAGCCAAGTAAAAAAAGTTATGCTGAAGCTTGCAACACAAAAATTGATTGAAAGGAAATCTGGTACAAATCACCGTTGCACACACTACAGACTACATCCAAAAATAGTTGAACTATTACCAAAGGTTGAAGGTGATTTTGTAGATAATGAGCCACTAGCAATCATTGATGATGAAAAAAGTACTAATGAGCCACTAGTAGAAAAACCAATAGTTGAAATACATAATGAGCCACTAGATAAGATAAGACTAGATAAGTCTAGTAAAGACTTAGATAGTCTTATATATAATAGTACTGAAGAAGACGATGCTTCAATTCTAGCCAAGATTGAAGCATCTTCATCAAGTCAAAAAATAAATGAGAGCGAGTTCTATGAGCATTGGAAGAACGAACTAACCAATTGCAAGAGTGTTGAACAACTAAAAGAGACTTCAATGAGAATGGTGTCTTCTCTTCCAAGTAGAAATGCAATCAAGGAAGTTTACCTTGAA